TTTATTTATTTGCTTTTGGCGTTTATATCGTCGGGCATTTTATCAATTATTTTATTAACCTTTAAATTTTAATCAAATGGAAACTTTAAACTATTTCGAATTACTAGAAAAGACAAAAGACGGGAAAATCTTTTCCCTTACTTATTCGCGCGCTGACAAATCATTGGGCGTTGGAAAGTTTAGATTTGGTGTTAAATCCTATTTAAAAGGAGGAAAACCAAACCACGATCCAATCAAGGCCAAAAATCTAATATTGTTTAATATGACTAAAAAACAATATAGGACAATAAAATTTCAGCGGATTATATCGGCAAAAATTGACGGGATAGAATATACTTTTTTCAATGATACCTTTGCTGATTCAATTCAGCGAATAGATAAGAACATTGATAATATAAACAAACTAAATAAAATAATTAACAGATGATTAAATACAGCAACAAAAGAATGGAAAAACTAGGGGAGCTATTAATTGATGCCCTTAATAATTCGCAAACATTTGAACAACATAAAAACCAAAATAAAATGAAACAGCGCAAACAATATGAAACCTTTATTGGTGACGGCTACCAATTAGATTATACTCTATTATTAACAGAATGGGCTGGGGATTATGAAACACCCGGATCCAATGAGGCCGAGATAATAGAAGCCACAATAACAGCGGAGGATAAAACATTTAATTTGTCCGCTGGTTTTATTGAATCCTTTTTAGAAGCTAAACTTTTAAATATATAATTATGAAAAATTACAAGATCCCCGCGCGCTTATTAAGCGCGGGTATATCAAACGCGAAGACAAAGAAAAACGAATTAAAGACTTTTATACTTTATTTGGCACCCTATACACAAAACTATAAAGGCGTTAATATATGCCCAAAAGCATCTAAAGGATGCGCGGCCGCTTGTTTATTTACCGCGGGGCGCGGGGCATTTAATAACGTACAAAGCGCGCGCATTAATAAAACAAACTTTTACATTGAAAACAAAAGTTTATTTATTAAAAAGCTAGCGGGTGAAATAATTAAAGAAACGGCCAAAGCCAAAAAGAAAGGCGAAAAAATCGCCTTCCGTTTAAATGGCACAAGTGATATTGATTTTATTTACTTGCTTGAAAAATACGCGGGGTTAAATATTAAAGACCTAAACCCGCACGCGGTTTTTTATGACTACACCAAAATAATAGGCAAAGTAAAAAAGTATTTAAACCACCCTAACTATTATTTAACCTTTTCACGGGCGGAAGATAACGAAAGGGAAACAATGCAAGCCCTACAAATGGGCGCGAATGTTTCCGCGGTCTTCTCCCAGGAGCTGCCAAACTCTTGGCGCGGGTTTGATGTTGTTGACGGGGATGTGAGCGACTTAGTAATGTTGACCGCAAAAAATAACATTTTAGGTTTAAGGGCAAAAGGTAAGGCCCGCAAAGATGATAGCGGATTTACAATTGATAGTAACAAACTAAACACAAAAGAAAATGAGCAAATCAAATCAACAGTTTAACCACGCGCGCAAATATGCGCGGGATATTAAAAGACTTTATTCAATTAATACAGCAGTCAAGATCTTGGAAACGAACGACAGTTATTTTTTAACCAATGAAACAAACTTCAAAACGCAAATCAATCAAAAGGATTTTATAAACTTAACAAAATGAAAACAGAAAACAAACACGAATTAAAAGAGGTAACGCGCGACGTTGAGATTTGCGGGCGTATGTTACCACAAAAAGAAAACGACAGAATATATATTGATTTTATTACTAATGACGCCACTTGCTTTGGCGGGGATCAAGATGATGAGATTTATAGGTTTTCTTTCGCCCCTATTGACTTTTTAGAATGGTTTGACAGTGACAGCATAAACCAAATTAAACAGCATATTTTTAAAAAGTATTGCACCTAAATAAATATTGAATAAATTTATAAAGCCTTGCTAATTAGTGAGGCTTTTTTTTTGGGTATACTCGCCCGTTAAAAATAATAACCCAAACAAACTCAGCAGAACAAAAGCCCTATTTTAGCTGGTTTTTAGGCTGTTTGCTGGCCTTTCTCGGCCCAGCCAGGGGGAAGTACTGCCCGAGGGGTAAAAGGACGTAAAACGAATGTAATGGGGTTATATATATCCAGTTTAATAAAATCAACGTAAAATGAATTGCGGAGGGTTATATATATCCACCTTTAAAAAATCAAAGCATTTCGGCTTTAGCGGAAAGAAATGCGTTTCTTAGGGCTAGGTCTGCCCAAGACACACCTTCCACCCCTTTATATGCTCCGCAATCTGAATAAGAATTGGTAACTAAGTTGGAATAGAACTGGGTCGCTATGCTCCCCAATTCTTCTACTACTAATATAACCATTTTTTTTTGTAACTGTTGTATTTTCATTTGTGGTACAGTGACACTTTTTTTTAGTTATAATAGTATGAAGAAGATACAAATAGACATCCCCAAGTCTTTACGAGCAATAAAGTTAAATGAGTATCAGCGGTTCTTAAAACTCGCTGACGAAAACAAAGACGCGGAAGATCCTGAGTTCTTAAACCTTAAGATGCTGGAGATATTCTGTGGGCTGACTCTCAAGGAAGCCTACAGTATGAAACTTAACGATTTCAGCTTTGTAATAAACCACCTCAATGAGATGTTTAAAGCAAAGACACCCTTTATAAACCGCTTTAAATTATCTGATCCAAATGGTGATGAAGTCGAGTTCGGTTTCATACCGAAGCTCGACAGTATATCTTTAGGTGAATTTGTTGACTTAGACAATTATATGAGTGACTGGGAGAATATGCATAAGGCAATGGCTGTGTTGTATCGGCCAGTTACCTTCGAAAGAAAGAATATGTATTTAATAGAAGACTATGAGTCTTCAGAGAAATACTCAGAGGCATTAAAAGATATGCCAATAGATATAGCATTGGGCGCGTTGGTTTTTTTTTATCGTTTAGGGAAAGAACTGTCTCTCTATTTGATGGGTTATTTACAGAATCAGGCGAAGGGGGACTCCAAGCTGAAGCAAATTTTGGAAGAAAATGGGGATGGTATCAATCTATATATGCGATCGCTAAAGGAGACTTATTACGCTTTGAAGCAGTTACCAAACTCCCGGTTCGACAAGCTCTCACCTGGCTCGAGTTCGAACGAGAGAAAAACGACTTAGAAGCTAAAAGAATACAAAGAATAAAATGAAAGAAATCTACGACTTACTAGACAAAATCAAAGATAGGTTAAGGGCCAACAATATAACCAATACAGTCACCTTCGGTGACATATTGGAGGTGGACCTTACCAAAACTACAATCTACCCACTAAGCCACCTTACAATCGGAAATGTAGTGTTTGGTGACTATATAATGACGGCAGACGTTAGTGTATTGTCTATGGATGTTGTGGACGTAAATAAGAATGAAAGTACATTTGATTCGTTTTACAAGAATGATAATCTACAGGACGTATTAAACACTCAGCTATCTGTCGTAAACGACCTACAGAGCCATTTAAGACGCGGAAATCTGTTCGAGGACAACGACCTTAAGATAGTCGGAGATGTTACGGCAGAACCGTTCCAAGACCGTTTTGAGAACCAATTAGCCGGATGGGGAGTTACTTTCTCTATTGAGATGCCTAATGATAATTTCGATATCTGTGAATAAGAACAATCTTAAGGTTGTAATGGATAAGTATGGTCCTATCATAGAAAAGGCTATGAAGGATCAAATGGCTAATGATTCCGGATACTCTTCAACGTATCCCAATAGGAATGCTAGTGGTAGAACCGCCCAAAGTATAAAAACAAAAACTTTTGACAGAAAAGGCAATATTGGTATTGAGGTGGCTGGAGGATATGGGCTTAAGTTTTTGCACACAGGCAGAAGGCCTGGCGCTAAACCTCCTGAGGTAAGTGTTATTGAAGACTGGATGAACAAAAAGGGCATACCCCCGAAATATGGTTCTATAAAAAAATCTGCTGGTACAATAGCATTTTTTATAGGGAAAAACGGTTTCAAGGGCAGCAATATATTTGGAAAAGCAATGGGAAGAATTGGTGGTAAATTGCTTAGCGAAACCGCAGAGGCTTATATAAAAGACGTTGAACAACACCTAAAGAAGTCTACTAAAAATGCCTGAAACTAAGATAAACGTAAGGAGTCCCTTTGTAAAGAAATATCAGCACGCTAATCTGATAAGCGTGAAGATAGCGGTATATATATATTCGGGCACAAAGACATCGGATAAAGGAACCGCAAAGTACAAATTAAGGAAATTTCCTGTAGGCAATAATGATTACGTTTTGGTAGATTATTCAGAAATAATAAGAGACTACATAACACCCACTTCAACCACACCACTAAACAACAATAAAGATTATATAAAGTGGGTGGAAATAGAAGAAATAATAGACAAAGAATATGTTCCCGATTGCTCGGATGTTAGTGGATTTGCTGTTGCTCAAGATGGAACGATTACGGCCCCAACTTCATCTGTTATAGATATAGCAAAAAGAGAATATGTTAATCCTGACTACGCCGGATCTGAAACATTGCCTCCTAGTTGGAATGCTAATACTACTGGCAGCCCAATAACTAGAACGGTTAATGTGTACATTAACGTTCCTTCTGGATTTAGCGGACACCAAAGCGAGCAAAAAATATGCGTATTAACCGCTGATCAACCCTCATCATAATGCCTGAGACTAAAATAAATACTAGGAGTCCATTTTTTGTAAAGTTCAGTCAATCGGGTATGACTGAGGTTGAAGTAGAAATCTATATATACTCAGGAACTAAAAACACCGACAAAGGAACGGCTATAACGACACTAAAGGAAAAACCTCTGCCAGGTAACGATTATGTTATACTAGAGCTTTCAGATATAATCAGGTCTTATTTGCAAAAGAACGTAGACACACCATTAAACAACAACAAAGACTATATAAAATGGGTTCAATTAGAATCCACAATAACGACTTAATATGGCAACATCTTATTACTTAGCATTCGACGGATATGGATATTTTAATGAAGGGGCTAATCCTGAGCTGAGCCGTCACGCACTTATATCTTCCAACTATGTATATACACCTGACGATACAGCAATAGAAATACCTTTTTATACTGAAGATGATATTGAGATTGTTTACACTAGAAACGGGTCTCAAACTACCGTTGACTTAGCCAGCAACTTTGACAATACAGCTGCCAGCGCACTTCAGTACATCACATTTACACCGAACACTAATAACTCACCTTATGTTATAAATGTTTATGATGATGGACAATCTACGTTGCTTAAGAGCATAAACTTAGTACCCGTGTGTGAACCTAAGTTCACACCCATTAAGTGTCAATTTATAAATAAGTTTGGAGTAATACAGACTATGTATTTCTTTAAGAAGTCTGTAGAAAATATAACTGTAGAAGATGACAGATATAAGAAAAACATAATAAACTCAAACGCTTCGTACGATATTAATGAGGGACAGTTCCAGCGATTTAATTTAAGTAGTCTTACTACTATGACTTTAAATACTGGATTTGTTAATGAGAATTTTAATGAGACTATAGAAGAACTTCTTTTGACTGAAAATTGTTGGATAACGTTTGAGGGTACGGTGCTATCTGCAATACCAACCACAAAACAAATAGCATATAAAACCAGCTTAAATAATAAGCTGGTAGATTATTCAGTAACATTTGATTTTGCCTCTGACAAGATTAACACAGTAAGATGAGAATAGACTTACAGCTATATATCACCGAGGCTTCCTCAAACACTCAAATAGAGTTGTTCGATTTTGAGACTATTGAGATCGTACAAACCATTCAAAACGTAAGGGATATAAAGTCTATATTTGCAGACTATAGCAAATCATTTACTATACCCGCTAGTAAAAACAACAATAAGGCTTTTAAGCATTTTTACAATCCTAACATAGGAAGAGATTTTGACTCTAATCTAGGTTTTACTTTCGACTCTTCTAGAAGAATAGACGCTCAATTACACATTAACCATAGGCTTTTTAAGAAAGGTAGAATACAGTTAGATTCTGTAAATATGAAAGATGGCAAGCCATATTCTTATGGATTGACATTCTTTGGTAGCACGATAACCCTAAGCGATTCTCTAGGCGAGACAAAGCTAGATGAATTAACGTTTTTGGCTGACATAGATTTTGAATTTACAGAGGCCAATTTGCTTTCTTTATTGCAAACACCGCAAGATATAACTATAAATTCAGTTAATAATGCTGATTCACTATTGGTCCCTTTGATAGTTGTATCTAAAGCGTTGAAATACGATTCGATTTCTACTACGAAAGAGAATAACTTATACCCCCACAATAATCAAAAGGGGTTAGACATTAATGATGTCAAACCCGCTATTAGATTAGATGCTGTCATAAATGCAATAGAGGCTCAATTTACAAACATAAATTTTGCTAAAACTACAGATACTGGATCGGCCCTACCAGTTAGTAATGTTTTTTTTAGGCAATCAAACATTCCATATTACAATCTTTACTTATGGCTAAATAAGGAGAAGGGCCAAATGAAGGATAGGGAGGAGTTTAAACCAATATCACACAAGATAAAAGGAAGTGAGTTTACGGCTGCTAGGGGTGATACTGATGAATATGGATTGACTAGTTTCAATCTCCCCCCGACAACTAACGGGTATTTACACATATTCGACGAAAAGCAGGTGGAATATTATCTAGAGACCAGGATAACACCTACAAATCTTACAACACCTTACAGCTTCGTTGTTTATAGGCAAAATGAAGAGTTCAGAAGATTTGATAATTTAGTCGGATCAACCATTCCGACAACTATTATGCCAAGAACTTTTGGTACTTATGGCCTTGGTACAGGAAGTTATTCATTCTACATCGAAACCTTTACGGCTAATGATTTTGAAATTAACTTTAAGGTTCAAAAGAATAGGCCTCCTGACATAAATATATTTAACATTCTAGTGGCTACTAGAACCGTAGCTTTTGATGCTTCTATAAGTATTAGTAGCACAAAATCAATAAACATAACCCAATTGCTTCCTAGCGAAATAAAGGTTTTGGATCTATTGACTTCGCTATTTAAGATGTTTAATCTCACTGCTCAGATAGATCCATTGACGAACAAGATCAATATTCGCACTTTAGATCAATTTTACGCTGACGGTTCTACAGTGGATATAACGAGATATATAGACAGGTCTGAACACAATATAAGACCTACATACCCATTTAAGAGTATTACTTTAGAATATGAGGGGAGAGACACGATACTTGCACAGAATCACGAAGACGTAAATAAAAAGGGATGGGGGAGTATAGAATATAAAAGGCCTTCAGCAAGCAATCAAGAAGTCTTTGAGGAAAACCAAATAGGGGAAGAGTATACCATTAGCGTTCCTTTAGAACACCATAAATTTAACAGGTTGTTTGATCAAGATGACGAATCTGTAGGGATTGATGACGCAACAAAAATACAGTGGGGTTATTCTGTTGATCAGGACGAAAATCCTATAGTAGGCAAACCACTGTTGTTTTATAATATAAACGTGACTGACTTGAGCTTCAATTCTCAAACGCAAATTGAGGTTGTTAAAACTGGAGCTAGCGAATTGATCTCTTCGGTTAATATGCCCTCAAATTCAGTAGCGTTTACTGACAGCGACAACATTAACTTCGGTGCTGAATTAAACGAGTTTGCGGGTGTTCCTTTTGACAAAACGTTATTTAATGAATACTACAGGAATTACATAACGGATATTTTTGACATAGAAAGCCGTCTATTTAAATTCAATGCATATATACCTGCGGATGTATTGACGGATATAAAATTGAATGATACATTGATAATATTCGATACTGAATATCGAATAAATCAAATGACAACAAATTTTATGACTGGTCTTACTCAATTTGAGTTAATAAACAAAAGAACGGATGAAGTTCTTAATGCAGATGGAACGGCTGAGCCTTTCGTGCATACGGATAATTTATCAGACATAGCAACAGACGTTTCTAAAGATGTAGTAAGAGTGGATACAACTTTAGTAACAGTAGATTTAACAACAAGGACATTATGATAAAGCAGATAATAGAGGGGCTACAATTAATGGATTATATGGATGCAAACGAACTTATTCAGTTTGCAAAAGGAAGCCATAAAGCTCCACAAACATTTAAAGAAATGAGAGAAACAGTTAAACGCAGAAAATATGGCCGACAATAGAATAACTTTTACCTTTGAGATAAATGATGCAGGGAAGGTTAAAGTACAAGGACTAACCAAAGACTTTGTAAGTTTAGACAATGCTATTAATAAAGTCAATGTTGATTTAAAGAGGCAAGCCACTGAGATGAATAAAACAGGTAAGTCTGCAAATAATATGATCGACAAGACTGGTCTTGCTGGAGCAACCCTTGTTGAACTTAGTAGAACTATATCTGACTCTAACTATGGATTTACCGCAATGGCTAACAACATTAGCCAATTGTCAACATTATTTATTACCCTTATTGGTACCACTGGAGGCCTGGTTAACGGCTTAAAGTTTTTAGGAAAAGCCTTTATGGGACCGTTAGGACTTATTGTTTTATTCAATGTTTTCATAGCGAGACTAGAGAAAAGCGCAATGAATGGCAAGAAGCTTAAAAAGTCTGTAGATGCGTTAGAGGATTCTTTTGTAAAGACTGCGGCTGATTTAAATGTTTTTGTCAGATTGATTGATAGGGGTAACTTAAGCGGAGATGAATTACAACGAACACTTTTTGCAATAACCAAAAGGTATAAAGATTTAAATCCTGAGGTAGATGAGAATGGCAAATTAACGAAGGCCTCTAGAGATGCAATAGAGGATAAAATAAAAACACTAAGGAAATTAGCAAAGGCTCAAGCGATCAGAACTGAGCTAGACAAACTAGAAGTAGAGGCGTTAGATATATCTTTAAGAAAGCAGGACGCTCTTGCTGAAGCGGAAAAGTCTTTAGCGGATGATTTTATATTATTCATTAACAACAGAGGAGAGGCCGTCAGGAGAAGCGACGAGGAGGCTGAAGAAAGAAGGCAAAAAAGGATAAAAGGAGTAAGAGATTCTTTTAAAGAAGAGGAGGACGCCAATAACAAAAGAGCGAGTTCTTTATTGTCGTTTTTAGAAAAAACCAATTCCGCTAATGAAGCCTTTGGTATGTTGGATAGGGAGAGGCAACAAACGGCGAATGAAATAGAGGCTCAAGGGTTTGCGGATCTTGTAATGTTCAAGACAGACTTAAATGCAGAACTTATTGAGTCTGATAACAAAGTAACCGAAAACAAGAAAAAGAACTACTTAGCGGAAATATCCGCTGTTGCTGAATTTACTAATAGTATGGCGAACTTTTTAGGCGAACAAAGTGCAGCGGGCAAGGCTTTTGCTATTGCAACAGCTACAATGGACGCTTACGTTGGGGCAAACGCAGCATTAACCGACAAAACATTACCTACTGTAGCTAGATTTGCTTTAGCAGCGGCTGCGGTTGTGCAAGGGTTAGCTAACGTCAAGAATATACTGTCCGTCAAAGTCCCAGGATCAAGGGGGGCAGGTACATTAAGTGCAGCTGGAGGGTCTGGATCATCTCAAGCCCCAGTATTCAACGTAGTAGGAGCCTCGGGCGTAGACCAAATAGGACGGGCTATTGCACAAGGAAGAAATCAACCTCTTAAAGCTTATGTCGTAGGAAGTGAAGTGTCAAATCAGCAAGACCTAGATAACAAAATAATTCAGTCTGCTACTTTAGGATAATAAAACAACACCAAAAATAAATGGTTATATTAATATGGAAAGAGTTATAGAATTAATAATCGACGAAGAGAATGAATTCAATGGTATCGAAGCCATTTCTGTCGTTGAGAACCCAGCTATAGAAGAAGACTTTATAGCGCTAAAAAAGGCTCCTGTAATGCTAGCGGAAGTAGACGCAGAAAAGCGGATACTTATGGGTCCTGCGCTAATACCTAATAAAAAGATATTAAGAAGAGGTGATGAAGAGAACTATTATATATACTTCTCTGAAGACACTGTAAGAAAAGCTTCAGAGCTTTTCCTAAAGAGAGGCCACCAGTCTGAGGCTACACTAGAGCATCACGAAAAGTTAGAGGGTATGACTGTCGTTGAGAGCTGGCTAGTAGAAGACGAACAAAAGGACAAGTCTAGAAAGTATGGCATTGAGGTGCCTCTTGGCACCTGGATGGTTTCTATGAAAGTATATAATGATGACGTTTGGAAAAGGGTAAAAGATGGTGAGGTTCACGGATTCTCAATAGAAGGATACTTTGCTGACAACGCAGATCAAGGCCCTAAGGACGTTTTACCGGAGACTTTTTGCGAAGAGTGTGTTGATGAACTAAACGCACAGTATGATCTATTAGAAGCTCTCTCAGAGCTTTCTTATGATGCTAATTTAGAATCTTATGGAGGCTATCCTAGTTCTGCTATTAACAATGCTAAAAGAGGAATAGAATTAAATGAGAAAGTGGGCAATCGTTGTGCTACCCAAGTGGGAAAAGTTAGAGCGCAACAAATCGCAAAAGGAAATACAAAATTTACTGTCTCTACTCTTAAAAGGATATATAGTTATCTATCTAGAGCCGCAACATATTACGACCCTAAAAACACGGAAGCCTGCGGAACCATTTCTTATTTATTGTGGGGAGGAAAAAGTATGCTAACCTGGGTCACTTCAAAACTAAAAGGGCTAAACGAAATAAATGCAGCGGCCGTCATTATAGACGGACGCGCTGCTTACTCTACTACAGAGGAGGCCGAGGAGGCTGCTAAGGATATCGGATGCGAAGGTTACCACACTCACGAATATGAGGGTGATACCTGGTATATGCCGTGTGAGCAGCATAATCTAGCCGAAGTAGGGCCAAAGGGCGGTGTAAGAAAAAGCCCTAAAGCCCCTAAGTCTGACACGCCAAACACTAATCCAAAGGGAAAGGGAACGGCTAAAGGAGATGCCTCCGGTAAAACTGGAGCCAAAGTCTCTGCAAAAGACAAGGCTACACTACAAAAGAAAGCAGATGATTTCAATAAAAGATATAAAGAAAAATTGGGTTATGGTGTTACTGTTGGTATGCTTGCCTCTGTTTTTCAGCGTGGTTTGGGAGCTTTTAATACATCTCATAGTCCTAATGTTAACTCAGCTTCTCAGTGGGCTTTTGCACGCACTAATGCCTTTTTATACTTAGTAAAAAACGGCAGACCGGAGAATGCAAAATATACGACAGATTACGATTTATTACCAAAGAAACACCCTAAATCTAGCAAATAATGCCAACAACCAAAAACACCTCTTATAAAGTTCACGTTCAGCACACGGATCAGTCGGAGGTTGATAACGTGAATATAGAGAGTGGAGCGATGCTTCATACTAATGATGCATTATATATGGGCCACGGTGGCAGTAATGTAATAGTATATCCCCAAGGGGGTACTACTCAATTGGGATGGGCTAGGTATGATGACACAACTTACACATCTTCTAATAAGCTGTCGTTATCTGATGGCGTAGAAGTTAAATTACCTAATAATGGAGGAGCAATTTACAGGAGTCATTCTTCTATCGATTTCTATAATTCTACTAGTCAAAAGCTTTTGGGATTAAACGAAAATGACGTATATGTAACAACTATTGTTTTTAATGTTTCATCGCCGAATGCAAATCAAACTCATATTGATTTAAGAATGGTTGGATCAGGAGATATCGAGAGGGTGCATAAGACAATGGCATTTTTTAAGGGGAATGATACAGCACAAAACTTTCACGAAGTTTTTCAATACTACACAGATTCAACTTTTGTAAGTGATGGGGTTGATGTTAAGATATCTTCTATAGGAGGATCCGCTTCTGTGTGGGATATCATATTTTTTATACAAAGAACACAAAACGCTAGTTTAAGCTGATGAGATATAGTAGATCTAGGTATAACAACAGAATAGCTTCGCCACAAGACAGCCGAAGGGGTTGCCTCTGCGCTGACGAAGAGACTTACTCTAGAGAGTGCTGTGATGGTGAACTAATAAACCAGGGAATAGGATCTTTAGAAGGACAGGGTTCTAGCTCATACACTTTTGTTGATGGATCTACGGATGTTGATAGTCAAAGCGGAGATGGTCTTTCTGCCCTAACTTGCAGCGATATAACCCTTAGTGGTTTTGCTGTAGCACAAAACGGAACAGTAACTATTCCCACTACAGATATAGGAACTATAACGACTACCGCACCGGCATCGTTTGCCTTGGTGAGTTCAGACACCTTAAGAACGCTGACTGTATCTATTGAGGTTCCTAGTGGATATTCAAATACTGGTAGTGTTATCAATTGTACTACAACGGCCACACAGCCGTTGACTCCCACTTTAGCGTGCTCAGATATAACGATAAGTGGATTTGCTGTAGATGAAAATGGAGCAATAACATTGCCTACTTTAGACATAGGAACCATTTCATCAAGCAGCCCAGCTTCTTACGCTACCGTATCTACTAATACTGTAAGAACATTGAACCTAGATATTACGGTTCCAGCAGGATATTTCAACACAGGCAGTACGTTAGCTTGTACTACTACAGCAACACAGCCGCCTTATAATGTTCTTGATTGTAGCGAGGTTACTATTTCAGGATTTGATCTTTATGCAAGTGGTAGATATAATTCATCTTCAGTAGCAGTAGATATTGGTACGATTGACAGTATGAGTCCTGGAAGTTTTGCAACTGTAACAACTGAAACAACACGCACACTTACGGTCAATATAACCGTACCAAGTGGGTATTCTAATGCGGGGCAAACAATTGCTTGTACTACAACTGATACACAATTACCTATATTCTATTTTGACCAACAAACGCCATCATCTGGTACCTATGTAGAGTTAGAACCTATAATAAATACCGGAACTAGCACATATGCTTTTAGTGTTTATGCTAATGATCCTGTTACAAGTAAAACAAACGCACTAGCTTTAATGAATCAGCTAGGAGCTGTAATAGCGGGACAAACTACGAGTGCGGGTTCTACGTTTAACTTAGGAAACGTAAGAATATCTTTTTATAGTCCTTCTGACGTTTTGTTAGCACAATATAGGTCAATTACAGGAACATTTATTTACACCACACCCGATGATTTAAGTAGCGTACCATCAAGTCCATATGGAGGTAATGCTTCTAATTGGACAAGTTACAAAATGGTATTTGCAGGGATAACTAGTGTAGCCGGGACTGCGGTGTCAAGTCCTAATCAAGAAACTATGATTGATAATAATAGTGATGCAGGATATTATTGGGTAATAGAAGACTTAAGCTAAAAATACAACAGATTCATTTTAAATAAGTAATATTAATATAAAGTAAAATTATGAAGGCGACCGAAATCGTAGACAAACTAAAAGACGTCCTTTTAGGAGCTGAAGCTTCCGAGGAGACACAAAAAGAAGAACTATCTACAGAAGCCCTAGAGGAGGCTGTAGAAGAGAATCCTCAAGAGGAGTTAAACCTGAATGAGGATGAGGAATCAACTGAAGAGACTTCAGAGGAAGTGGAAGAAGTTGAGGCGAAAGAAGATCTTTATGTAACTAAAGAGGAATTTAGCGAATTAAAATCAATGGTTGAAAAGCTAATGGTCGAGATGACTGCTAAGGACGAAAAAATGAATCAAGACGTACCTAAAGAAGAGCTTTCTGCTGCTGAAGAAGAAATCTCTCCTATGGTACACAGCCCCGAAGAAAAGGCTGACCAAAAATTAAATCTATATGCACAGGGTGCAAGCAGAGGTACTGCTGACATCGTATTCGCAAAGATTGCAAACATTAAAAGATAATTTTATAATCAAACACTAAAAATGGCTACAACTACTTCGATTACTACATCTTATGCAGGAGAGTTTGCAGGTGAATACATCTCAGCTGCCTTGCTAAGCGGTTCTACTATCCAAAATGGTGGTATTACTGTAAAACCAAACGTAAAGTACAAAGAGGTTATCAAAAAAGTATCTACTGACGACATAGTTAAAGACGCTTCTTGTGACTTCACTGCTACTTCTACTCTTACACTTACTGAAAGAGTTCTTCAACCTGAGCTACAGCAAGTAAATTTACAATTGTGTAAGAAAGATTTTTATTCTGACTGGGAGGCAATTTCTATGGGTTATTCAGCTCACCACGACCTTCCTTCTAAATTCAGTGATTTCCTTATTGGACACGTTGCTGGAAAAGTTGCTCAAAGAACTGAGCAATCTATTTGGGCAGGTACTACTGCTACTTCAGGGCAATTTGATGGATTGACCACTCAAATTGCTGCTGACGCAGACCTTCCTGCTGCTCAAGAGGTTGCTGGTGCTACTGTAACTGCCGCTAACGTAATCACTGAGCTTGGAAAAATCGTTGACGCGGTTCCTTCTACTCTTTACGGAAAAGAAGATCTTTACATCTACGTTTCTCAAAACATCGCTAGAGCTTATGTAAGAGCTTTAGGTGGATTTGCAACTATCACTCAGCAAAATGCTGCTGCCTCTGATAATGTTGGTATTGCTTCTGTTGGTGGGAATGGCGTAGACGGAAGAGGAACTCTATGGTATGGTAACGGAAACCTTGCTTTTGACGGAGTTAAAATGTTCGTCGCTAACGGTCTTGCTGATAACACAGCTGTTGCCGCTGAGAAGTCTAACTTGTACTTTGGTACTGGTTTGCTATCTGACCACAACGAGGTTAAAGTATTAGATATGGCTGACCTTGACGGATCTGACAACGTAAGAGTTGTAATGAGATTTAGCGCAGGAGTACAGTATGGTATTGTTGATGATATCGTAACTTACGGTATTACTAACTCTGCTAACTAATAACTGATTTAATAATCTAAAGGGGTAGGTAAGCCTTGAGCCTACCTACCCTTTTTTAATACTTATAATTATGGCTTGCGATTTAACTGGTGGGAGGGCAAAACCTTGTAAAGATGCGGTAGGTGGTATAAAAAAGATTCACTTTGTGGATTTTGATGATTTAGGTACTGTGACTTTAGCTGATGATGAAGTTACGGATCTAGGCGGTACTTTTACTTACCACACTTATGATGTCAAGGGGAACTCTTCTCTAGAAACAAATATTAATTCTTCTATTGAAAACGGTACTACTTTCTTCGAGCAGGTAGTAAATTTGACTCTACACAAACTATCTAAAGAGGATAACAAAGAGCTTAAATTAATGGCTTTTGGAAGACCTCACGTTTTTGTAGAAACATTTGATGGCCACGTCTTATTGGTCGGTAGAGAGCACGGAGCGGAAGTTACTGGTGGAACTGCTGTTACTGGAACGGCTATGGGTGACCTACAGGGTTACACATTGACGCTTACTGCCAATGAAACTACTATGCCTAATTTCTTGGATAGCCCTACTGCGGCTGATCCTTTTGCTGGTATGAGTAGTGCTACGGCATCAGCTTCAACACAGAGAACATTATAATACTAGTAATCTAATGTTCAAAGGGGGCCTCAAGCCCCCTTTTTTATTTAAAACACTTAGGAAAATATTTAGTTATATTAGTATGATAAGGTTATTGCCAAGTACTGATTCACAAACTATAAAAATTCTGCCTAGAGTCACTACGGCTCAGACAGGCTTGTCTTTGAAGATTGTTGAGGATGGAACTAATAGATCTGAGACCTTAACGGGTCTAAGCTCCACAGTAAACGGAAACTTTATAGACGTGGATTGCACTTTCAGTATTTTGTCCGACAACAGTATGTTTAATATAGAATTGTTTAAGAATTCTACGTTGTATTATAGGTCTAAGGCTTATTGCACAGACTCGTATGTTGATACTAGCAATTATACGATAAATGACAGTCAATATACTGAGAGTGATGCTGGCGATAGTAACCAACAATATATTATGGTATGACGAATTTAAAAGTAGTAAACCTTTCAGGATATGAGGTTCCAAAGATTGTTGAGAAACATCGCAACGCTTGGGTAGAGTATGGCGATAACAACAATTATTTTGGTGAATTGGTATTAAGATACCTGGGAAGCCCTACAAATAGCCGATGTATAAACGGTATTTCCGATATGATATACGGCAGGGGGCTAAATGCTACTGATTCTGCTGAGAAGCCTGTTATGTTCGCTAAAATGCAGGCGTTATTACAGCCAAAAGAGGTTAGAAGGATAGTAAATGACCTAAAAATGTTAGGTCAAGCGGCTGTACAGGTCGTTTATAAGAATAGAAAGAAAGAAATAGGTGGTCTATTTCACTTCCCGATGGAGACATTGAGAGCTGAGAAGGCTGTAGATGGAAAAGTAAAGGCTTATTATTACCATAGTGATTGGAAAAACATCAAACCTAGTGACAAACCTAAAAAGATACCTACTTTTGGCAATGGTACGCGTTCGCAACGTATCGAACTATATATCATTAAGCCTTACAAATCCGGTTTTTACTATTATTCACCTGTAGATTACCAGGGGTGCTTACAATATTGCAATTTAGAAGAGGAAGTAAGTAATTATCACCTTTCTAACATACAAAACGGCCTTCAACCGAGTATGCTGATTAACTTTAACAACGGCATACCTAATGAAGAGAGTCAAGAAATTATAGAACATAAGATTTACGATAAATTCACTGGTTCTAGCAACGCAGGCCGCTTTATTTTGGCTTTTAATGACGGATCAGAGAACCAATCTGATGTTCAACCTATAACTTTGCCTGACGCACACGCTCAATATGAGTTTTTAGCCAAAGAAAGCCGAGAAAAGATAATGATAGGTCACGGAGTAGTTTCTCCGATACTTTTAGGTATAAAAGATAACACTGGTTTCGGAAATAATGCTGAAGAGCTTAGAACCGCGTCTATTTTGATGGATAATATGGTTATTAGGCCCTTTCAGCAGCTTTTATTGGATTCCTTTAAGGAATTACTAGCGTATAATGATATTATACTTGATTTATACTTTGTAACGCTACAGCCAATAGAATTTACTGAACTAGACAATATAGCTACTAAGATTAAACGCGAAGAGGAGACCGGAGAGAAGCTTTCTGCGGTTGAGGTAGATACTGACACGGTAGAGCCCGAGAAAGTCGAACAGGAAGGGTCTTTGGAGCTTATAGAAGGAGACATATAAGATATGAAAGCATTATTTATAACAATGACTGAGTTAAAGCGCAAATCCATCATAGATGGTGCGCTTGATACTGATAAGCTAGTCCAGTTTGTGGAGGTGGCCCAGGATGTTCATATTCAGAACTTCTTAGGGACTAAATTATATGAAAAGATACAGACTTTGATTACCGCTGACACTTTGGATGATGCTGCCAACTCTGATTATAAAACATTATTGAACACTTATATTAAGCCGATGCTTATATGGTATAGTCAATATAGTTATATACCGTTTGCTGCTTTTCAAATCAGCAACGGTGGCGTATTTAAACACAGCAGTGAATCTAGTGAGACAGTGACTAAGGACGAGCTGGACTCGCTCACAGCAAAGGCAAAGGACTTTGCTGATTTCTACACCAATAGGTTTGTAGATTATATGATTGAGAATAGTAATTTATTTCCGGAGTACACAGGGTCTCAGGATGAGGGGATGTATCCGGATAAAGATCCTTTAGCGGCTGGATGGGTATTATAAAAGTATATAAACCTAAATCTGAGAATGTAATTAAGCTCAGTAGGTTTCTAAAAAAGATAAAGAATGGCAAATAGTATTGGTTGGGGTAAGATATATTGTTTCACCGAGTTTGGCATAGAGGACTTTACGGTCGCTGAATCTATACCACACTTTTCCTCACCCGACTGCTTTTTGGGCAGCCTGGTGAGTGGACAAACTGAGACCTTGGCTCTGACTATTGATGACACAACATTATATAAAGTAGACAACACAGATTTAAAAGCAGATCAAACATTAGTAACATTATTCGAATAAATTATGGCAAGAGAAACAATAGGAGTTGGTTCAGCACCTGACGACGGAACTGGGGATACTCTCAGAGCAGCCTTTGTAAAGGTTAATAATATGACTACTGACATTTATGGTCAGAGTGGGACTGGAGACAGCTTAAGAGGATCTTCTGCTGTTTCTCCCGCATCTACATTAAGTTTAGATTTTGACACCGCAGCGGTATTTACAATAACCTCAAGTATATCTATTGAATTGAATTTCACAAACGCCTCAATAGGCGATGTGAAAGACATTATCATAACAGATTCAGGAGGAACCTCTGGATTGACACTTAATAGTGGATTGACAGCTACAACTATTGCTGGGGAGTATAGCAGTACATCAGGTGCAGTAAACTTTATCCAAGTTGCTTGTACTGCCGCTAACACATTTTTCCTATCAATCTCACAAAGTATATAATTATGAAAGCAGCAGTAGAAAACGGTAGAATAGTAACCATATATAAGAGTTTACCTAACTCATTAAAGACACCTACTAAATATATTTTAGGAGGAGCTAACAACTTATCAAAAGAGGATCTTGAAGCTATTGGAATTTACGACGTAGTAAAGCCAAGCTTTGACCCACAGACACAAACAAAAGGTGGTTTATACTTTGACGAAGATAATTCAATAGTAACGTATGACGTTACCGATATAGATTTTAGTCAAGATATTGATGTTATTGGAGAGGATGGCGAACCAACAGGTGAAACAGAAAAAAGATACAAAATAGCAGACATTAAAGCCAGTAAGATTGCAGAGATTAAGTCTAAGGCAGGTAAAATGTTAGAGCCTACCGATTGGCAAGTTATAAGAAAAGCAGAAAGGGATATAGATATTGATACAGAAGTTGCAACAGAAAGAGCAGGAATACTTACAGAAGCCGACAGATTAGAAGCCGAAGTAAATGCTAAGAAGTCTTACAAGACTGTGTTGCAATACAAAGTACAGTTTTTCCCATCTGATGAAATAGAATAATATGGCTTTAGGCAAAAGATTAATAAGCACAGGTGTAGCAGACGCAGCTTGTCTAACTGAAACAACTGACATCTTTGGCGATTCAAGTGGTGTTGCTTTGTATTCTTTGGATTATGATGCAAGTACTGCCCCTGACGGTACTGACTATTCAGGAAGCCCCACCAACGTTGAGTTCGGAGTAGGAGGCAAGATAAACTATGGTGCAAGGTTTAATGGGAGTAGTAGTGTGATATTGGTTGAGGATTCTTCGGCTAATGCCTTTGGGTTTGCTAACCACACAGGAACAGCGAGTGCTTGGGTAAACATAAATAGTTTTTCTGCGGAAAACAATATACTTGCAAAAAGAGATAGTGGTAATCCAGGCAATAGGCATTGGATGTTACTTGTTGATACGTCAAAAAATATTAAGTTTTATATTTATAATACTGATTCTAATCAGCAAACAGTTACGTCAAGTACAGTTCTTAATGCAAACCAATGGTATCATATTGCAGTTACATTGACAACTTCTGATGTTAAAATCTATATAAACGGTGTTGAAGATACGACTGCAAGTTCTACTTATTCAACAATACAGAATGATGGTGCAGATTTACAAATTGGCAGAAGGGGGAAAAATACAGGTCATAATTACTTTAACGGCTCAATAGACCAAGTAAGAATATTCTCTAAAGCGTTATCATCTGATGAAGTGGCTACTCTTTACGCAGAAACCGCTTGTGTATATGAGTGTACTACTGATACAGTAAACTATCCATCAGGAACTACACCAGTCGCTTATTACAAATTGGACAATAGTGCGGAGGATGAAACAGGAAGCTACGATGGTACTGAATCAAACATTGAGTACAGGTTTGGGCGGTTTGGTCAAGCTGCGGTGTTTAATGGGAGTAGTAGTTATATAGACACAGGGTTTAGTCTTTATAACAAATCAGTTATATGTTTAAGCACTTGGATAAATGTTGATGATTTATCTTCAATACAAATGTTTTTCGGTTCGACTTGTTCATCAGGATGTTCATTCGGAGGGCAAGTAAACACAAATGGAACTATAAGATTTAGAATTACAGATGGAACAGAGCATAATGCTACTACATCAAACACCATAAGCGCAGGACAATGGTATCACGTTGTTTGTGTTTGGGATAAAACAATAGATAGCGGAGAATTAAAAATCTATATAGATGGAACAGAAGCATCTTACTCTACACAACAATCTCAAACTAATAACACAACAGAAAACGTAAGTTTAAGATTGGGAAGGGCTGCATCAACATATTTCGATGGCTCAATAGACCAAGTACGCATCTATTCAACTGCCCTTACAAGTAGCCAAGTAACCGAACTTTACGAAGAAAAACCTTGTGCAGATACATCTAACTTTAAGACTGTATTGTATGAGGGTACAGGTTCAACTCAATATATTTCTAATGTGGGTATGGACTTGGAAACTGATGGCGGTTTAGTTTGGATAAAGAATAGAAATTATAGTCAATCCAACAGACTTTATGATTCTGTAAGGGGCGCAAATTTACAACTTTCATCTAATCAAACTGGGGATGAAGCTAATAGTGGGGGTTTAACTTCTTTTGATTCTAATGGTTTTTCTCTTGATAATTGGGCATCGGTAAATACAAATAACTATGATTATGTAGCTTGGTGTTGGAAAGCAGGAGGCGATGCAGTTTCTAATTCATCTGGTATGGGTTCTCAAATATCAACGAATGATAAAGGCTTTAGTATTGTAAAATATACAGGAAGCGGAAGTTCTGGAACTGTGGCTCACGGACTTACCGTAGATGGAACTGCGACAAAACCTGAATTAGCGATATTTAAAGCGACAAACGCTTCTAAAGATTGGTTTATATTGACTGATGTTATTGATGGTAGCGCAGATTATTTGTCATTTACAACAGCAGACAAAACTGATTTAGCAAGTGGGTGGTTACCTGATACAACAAATTTTAACTTTCCAACATCATCAGGTTTAATAAACGATTCAAGTGGAACGCAAGAAATGATTGTTTATTGTTTTGCATCTGTAGATGGATATAGTAAGATAGGGACTTATGAGGGGTTAGGTACATCGACTGTTACTGTTAGTGGATTAGGATTTAAACCTTCTTGGATAATTGTAAAAAACGCAGATGATACAGCGAATTGGAATATTTACGATAGTAGAAGAAGCGGTAATGATAGCGGTTGGGATGTAATGGACACTATGAATGACATTCTTTATCCTAATTTAAATATAGCAGAAGTAGAAGGAGGTTCTACACACGTCTTTACTGCTAATAGTGATGGGTTCGTAGTAGGTGCAAGTAACCACCTACAAAACAATAAAGCAGGAGATACATTTATCTATATGGCATTTAAATAAAATAAGAAATATTATATTTTCACAATAAGTGGAAAATGAAAATAAGATGGAAGATTTGAAGATATTTGGAGTTTACGGATTGAATTTAGGAGCATTGGCATTTAGTTTTAGCGAGATAAACCCTTTTGTACAATTCCTTGTATTGGTTTCTACTTTCACATTTACAGTTATACAAATCTACAAAGCACTAAAAAAGTAATGCAAAACGGAGTACAGATATCACAACATCAAATAGAGGGTGTGCGGTATATGAAAATTAAACAACGCTTTCAACAAATCTTTAGACCACTAAGCAAATGAAGATGCCTACTAACGGAGTTGCCAAAGATATAAGACACTTTGCAGGAAGTTTGCTTGTGTTCTTTTTAGTTGTTTTAATATTGTTCTACTTAACCAAGTATCAAATACCAAGCGACAATGCACAAATAGTAAATACTTTAATAGGTATGATTGCTGCAAGTATTGCTATGGTCATTGCTTCTATTACTGGTCGTAACCCTGATGACTTAGATGCTGCTAAAAAGAAAATTAGTAACTTAGAGATGAAAATAGAGATGCTTGTACAGGCTAAGGATACGTTGGAGAATATGCTTATAAAGATACAAGACGATACTATTGATAGATTGCTGTTAAATAAAGCAATGGATTGTGATGGTAAAAAATGTAAGTGTAAAAAAAATGAAGCTTAATCACTTTAGATATGAGGAGTTTGACAGTCCTGACCTGCCTAATAGCGGGTTTGCTAATATGGATAGGGATTTCCTATCAAAGCTCGACTTGGCTAGGGAGATCGCAGGAATACCCTTTGAGATTAATTCGGGATACAGAACAGAAGAACATAATGAAAAGGTTGGAGGTAAACGAAACTCGAGCCATAGATTCGGTTATGCGGCAGACATTGCCATTCATAATTCAAGGGAGAGACACAATATACTTACAGCGTTGCAAAAGGCAGGTTTCAATAGATTTGGAATTTCCTCAGGATTTATCCACGTCGATAACGATCCCCAAAAGAGTTCCGACGTACTTTGGACCTATTAGTTCAACCAGCGGTAATACACTATGCCTAAAAAGAGATTTAAAGATACGGCTGTAGGTAAATTCCTTCTTCAGAAGATACCCAACATCGTAGGAAAGATAGCGGAAGACACCCCTGTCGGGGGTGTCATTGAGGCTATTATTGGCGGAAGTGATATGTCTGAGGCTGATAAAGAAGTAGCCTTAGAAAAGCTGCGCTTGGAGCGCGCAGAGATGGACGGCATTACCAGGAGGTGGGTCGCGGACAGTAGAAGCAGTTGGTTGGCTCAGAATGTAAGGCCACTTACGTTGGCCTTCCTTACAGTAGCTTTTATTACCGGATGGTTCTTAAACATAGAAGAGTTAGAAATAGTAAAGGAGCTCCTTACCATAGTCTTTATAGGGTATTTCGGCTCTAGAGGAGCCGAAAAGATAATAGGAGATAAACACCACAAAGTCTAAATATAACTAAAAGAAAAGAAAGAAAAAGAAAAGGGTAAAAGAAAAAGAAAGAAAAGAAAAAGCCCCCTAGAAAAACAAACTTTCAATTTTATCTGATCCAACAATATTCCTACTGAAGTTTGGTAGTTTTTAAAGTAGATCTACTGCTACTCTTTGCAAATATATAAAAAAATATTATATTGCAATATGGAATTACGTCACTTTCTTATTTCCGAGTTTGATAGTCCGGACCTTCCTGGGTCCGGAGAGAGGTATATGGACAGAGGTTTTTTGTCTATGATAGACGCAGCTGCACATCTGTGCAAGCTGCAATTCCTTGTTGTATCGGGTTACCGAACTAAGTATGAAAATAGAAGATGGAATGATTCTACGGTAAGCAGCCACCTTATAGGTAAGGCTGCTATCATTCGTTGTGAGCATTCTAATAAGCGTTATAAAATGATATCTTCTTTAATGGAGGTAGGGTTCAGTCGTATAGGTATTTCTAGGGATCAGAAGACTATTTATGTGGACAATGATAATCAAAAGCCAAATATGATTTGGTTATATTAAAAATGTTTACTATATTGCAGTTCATACTTAATTTAATTTAATTGTTTTTCATTTGGTTAATTTGGAAGGGGGTCACAAAATGTGACCCTTTTTTTTTGCAGTTAATATTTTTTTTATATCTTGCACAAAAATAAACATATGAATGATAAACAAATTATCCGACTCCTTGTGAATTTTATCACAGAACTTTGCGACAAAGATTGTCCATCGGGCTACAAAAAAGTAGTAAAAAATGAAGTTAAAAAAATGAAATTATATGAATATAACTGAAAAACTGTTAATGATCCAAACGGAGCTAAAGGCTCCTAAGAACCAAAGAAATGCCTTTGGTAAATACAATTACAGATCTGCGGAGGATATCCTGGAGGCTGTAAAACCGCTCGCTAGAAAACACGACGCGGTGCTGAAGATTAATGATGAGATCAAAGAGATTGGTGGTGTGATTTACATAGAATCCACTGCTAAGCTTATTGACTCTAAGGACCACAGTATGCAAATCGAGTCAACGGCTCAGGCCATTATTGACTTTGATGCCAAGGGTATGCAGCAACCCCAGCGTACTGGAGCTGCTTCTAGCTATGCTAAGAAGTATGCACTAGGAAATCTATTGCTAATAGATGACACTAAAGACGCAGACGCAACCAATGATCACTCTTCAAAGCCTATGCTTACAAAACAAAGCAAAGGATATGACAAGGTGGTGAGCTTTCTTCAAGGAGGGGGTCCTATTGGAAGTGTTATGAGTAAGTACAGTATTGACAAAGAATTATTATTAGAACTTAAAAACGTAAAGTAATGGCACAAGTAGTAAGAAAGTGGAATTTTCCACTATCAATTGACAAGATTAAACAAGCAATTAAAGAACAACCTAAAAAAGTAACAGACAGCGAAAAGTACGGAAAGACCCTTTGGGTGGATGGTGCTGAGTTTGAAGATGGGGGTGTTTCCTTGTCTGTTTACAATTCTGAAACCAAAGACAGAATTAGAATTTCAAACGGTAAATTGGATGAAGGGCAGAACAATAAGCCCGAGCCAGCAGGGCTTCTTGATGAGCTGGACATTTAATTGTTTATTTTTGTTTAGGGGGAAGTTTATGCTTCCCCCTTTTTTTATGACCTATGAAAAACAACAAAGAATTAGATTACTTATCACAAAGACTTTCATCCGGAAGGATAAATACAAACTGGAGAGATAGGGCCGCATTGAAGTCAGTGGGGCAACATATTTCGAACTTAGAGAAATTAGCCAATTATAATAACGCACATTTAATTAGATTTGTCACCTGGACATTTGTTCAGCTTTATATGCTAAAGACTAAAGATGGCGAATTAAGCAAGGAAATGTTTAAGAGTATAAATTGGAAGATAGAAGAAATATTAAATTCAGATCCATCAACTTGGTCCAAAAGTATGGCTGTAGATTTATATTGCAGCAATTTTAAAGGCCCTACTATAAAGGAGCATCAAAGTATTATAGAGGATTCTGTAGAGGAGGTTTTGCTTCTTAATAGAACTCCTAATGACTCATAGTCAAATAGAACATAGCGATAAGCAAAGGTTTGAGAGAATTCTTAAAGATTCTTATATGGATCCGACTAAAGAGGTCGGATACCCTCCTGTAGCCATTTCTATGGGGTCTACAGGGCATAACTCTGAGTTCCCTGTGTGTTTAGGCACCTATGGTAATTTTAGCTTCATACAGGCTCCCCCAAAGAGTCGTAAGACTTTTCTAGTAAGTTTGCTGGTTAGTGCATACCTCGCTGGTGAAACAAAGTATTCACATAACATTAAGGGTCATTCGGATGGCCGTAAGGTTTTGCATTACGACACGGAACAGGGAGAATTTCACGCACAGAGGGTGTTTAAGAGAATACATACTATGAGCGGTGGCAAGGATAATTATAAGCCATATTCACTAAGAGAGTATAGCTTTACCGATAGATTGGAGTTTATCGATTGGCATCTTTACAATGTGGATAACCTAGGCTTGGTTGTAATTGACGGTATAGCAGACCTTATTGCTGATGTTAACGATATTAATATGGCCAATGAATTGGTTCAGTATCTTATGAAGTGGACTAAGGAATTACAAATTCATATCATAACAGTAATACATTCTAATTATAACTCCACTAAACCTACTGGTCATCTAGGGTCTTTCTTAGAGAAGAAGACAGAGACACAGATTGCCTTGAACAATGAAAATGATACCACTGTTGTAAAATGTATGCGAAGCAGGGGTCAACCTTTCGATGACTTTGAATTTAACATAATAAGTGGTTTTCCTAACGTAATAAAAGATTATCTAGAAGATTTATGAACAGTGTAGAATTCAAATTGAATATTCGCCCTCAAGCGCACCAATCATTTAAGATTGGGCGCGGTGGCATTAAGTATAAACCAAAGAAAATAGTCGACTATCAGAACTACTTACAAACATTAGTAAGTGAACAGTTACCTAAAAACTTCGTTATAATAGAAGCAGGAACGCCTATTATTGTGGAATATATCCAGTATAGCTACGCTTATTTAAAGTCTACCCCTAAGAAAAATAGAGTATCGATTTTTCCTAAGGTCACTAAGCCCGACCTCCAGGATAACCTTAACAAAGCATTTTTTGATGCTTTGGAAGGCCTGCTATATGAGCAGGATCAGAATATTGTAGAGATAAAAAATATGAAGAAGTTCTACAGCGACTCTGATTATATTAAAGTAAAATTTGTTTATTAAATAACTAATTGTTAAATTTATAACAAAATGAGAAAGTATTTAACAAGGCAAGCGATTAGATTGACTGCCTTTACAATTGTAAGTATGTATTTATTTATATTATTCACATTGCTAATGAAGTTTTTATTATGGGAGTAGATTTTGAATGGATCACTGGTTTTGCCATTGGCTTAGATTATTTAGAAGAAATCGAAGTTAAAGGCGCTGATTATGAAATCAGCATTATTAGATTACAGCTTGGGTTTTTTGCTTTGTACATTCCTATAAACGTTTAATGTTAGAGGACTTAGGTAGAATGCATAATATTTGGGTGGCTATGGCTAAAAACCTAGGAGCACCCAATTCAATAGCTGAAGACCTGGTCCAGGAGATGTATATCAGACTAAACACCTATGTCAAAGACACCTCTAAGATATATTATAAAGATACTGGAGAGATCAATAGATTTTATGTTTGGGTAACGATTCGAAATATGGTTTTGTCTTACAAGGGGTTAAAGGGTAAGAATGTGACCTTCTTTTTAGATGATTGCCTTAACAGTGAAAACGATAGAAGGCAAATAGAAGATAGGCCTGTTGTGGATGAAAAGGAGGTGGAGAAGGCTCTTGCTAGAGACAGAATCATTGAGCGTGTTAAGGGCAGCGTTGATCAGTGGCAATACTGGTACGATAAAAAGCTCTTCAACCTATACTATTTCACAGGAATGTCGATGAGGGATATAGCTCGTAATACGGGGATATCCCTCACTTCGATTTTTAACAGCTGTAAAAACTACAGGACTAAAGTCCTAGACGATTTCTCAGAAGACTGGGAAGATTATATTAATGGAGAATTTGATAGAATTTAATTATGGAACAAGCACCTAAAGACAAAAGGACCCGTGCTTATAAGGAATGGGTTAAGAAGCACTCAGAGGCCTCAGAAGGCCTCGGAGATACTGTAGCTAAGATTACCGAGGCTACCGGCATAAAGAAGGCCGTAGAATGGCTTGCAGACGGAAAAGATTGTGGCTGTGATGCGAGGCAGAGCAAACTCAATTCCTTGTTTAAATACAACAAACCACTTTGTTTACAAGAGGATGAGTTTTATTACTTAGAAGGGATTTACAGTAAGCGGATAAACAAGATAACATCTGAACAACAAAATGAACTTTTAAATATATACAATAGGATCTTTCAGCAAAATGTTTCCCCTACAGGATGCTCTACCTGTTTTAGAAATGGAGTATATCAAAAGTTAGAAACCATCTATAATGAGTATCTCTCCTGATATTTACTGGGACAAGACCTATGGTCCTCTTGTTGGATGGGACGAGCAGATTATGTTTAGGTACATACAGAGCTGTTGCTATCCTGACCTAGTGAAAGCTAAAAATCAGATGAGTAGGTGGGACTGTTACTCTGTAGACACTAAACACAGAATAGAGCTTAAGTGCAGAAAAAAGCATTATGATTCGCTTATGCTAGAGAAAAAGAAGTATGATGCTATGATAACCAAATGCAGTGACCACGGGGATATACCTATGTATATCAACTCAACTCCAAGGGGAATATACAGATTTAACCTGTATGAATTTAAACCCGAATGGAAGGTTATGTATTTAGGGAAGACCACTGAATTTGGAGAGCGACATAGAGTTCCAAAAGAGGTGGCTATGATTCCAGTTGTAGATGCAATTACCCTAAAGTGATTAAGTGCATAATATTTTATGTTGTGTTCAGGGTGCTGGAGGAGATTGTAAAGAATATGTATTATAATAAAATGAATAATGAGTGATAGTAAAAAGAAATACTTTGAAATGCAAACAGACGGCATAGTAGAAGATGTTAAGTACATAATGGACAAACGAAGTGAAAAGGGGCAAAGGGAATATGGAACTACCTTAGAAGACAATCCCGATGGTTTTTACGCGTGGCTAAACGAACTCCAGGAGGAGCTGCTCGATGCAGCTCTGTATATACAAAAACTAAAGAAGCAGAGATGACAGAAAAAGAGCGAGTAGATAAGATTGTGGGATACAAAACCTGGTCGATAAAGCGTAAGGTAGATTCTCTACTAGAAATAGATTGTAATCTTTATACGAACCTAGGAACGGACTCAACGATTGCTGAACGCAAAAAAGCTAAATCACTAAGTAAGATGATCTATAAGGCTATATCGAATATAAGTCCTGTGGATGGCTATTTACTTAAAGCTTGGTACGAAGAAAAACCACAATAACTTTGTGGTTAATAAAATGTTTATTACATTAGCCAAAAACAATATTTATGCAAACAGAAACAATAAAGCTACTCGACGGTGTAGATTGGTCAAAGGATGAGCTTTTAACTAATATGGAGCAAGACTCCTTTTATTACGGCTACCTGTCTAAGGCGGCTTTATCTTCTTCTGCGCTTAAACCTTTGCTTGTATCGGCTCAGGAATACTACGATAGCCTTCGCTTCAAACAGGAAGATCAGTCTTTTTTTAGGGATGGTAAGATATTTCATACTATAGCGCTAGAGCCTGAGATGATTGAAAAAAGATATGAATTGGTAGACTATCAGAGAAGAGTTGCTTCGGTTAGGGATATGCAGCTTTCTTCAGATAAAGAGATTATACTTCAGAAAGAGTTTGATGAAATGAATCAGCTTCACACGGATATGATGCGCTGTGAGGACGCCGCCAAACTATTGGACGGTGGCATCTCTGAGATACCAGCCATTGGAGAGATAAACGGTATACCCTTTAGGGGTAAAGCGGATTACCTTAGGCTTGATCATATCGTAGATCTAAAGACCACTTCAAACCTGAAAAGCTGGGTTTGGAATGGTAAGAGTAAATATAATTATGATGCTCAAGCATATATCTATATGAACCTATTTGGTGTAAGTAGATTCACATTTTTAGTGGTTGAGAAGAAAACGGCTAAGATAGGTATCTATGAGCTTTCGGATCATTCATATGAGTCCGGGAAAAGAAAAGTGGAAAAGGCTACCGAAAGATATAAGAAGTTTTTTATGGGTAAGAGTGACCAAGAAGTCTTAGACGGAATTCATAACGATTATCAATACGGAGAGTTTTAATGGAGTTAACTAAATTTAGCAAAGAGGCACTTCACTATTATTATTTTGCCCTGATAGATTTATTGTCAGGAGAGCCTATAGACGTAATAGAAGATCAGATGAGGGAGTTTGAAATCCAAGAACTATATGAGGCTTGTGAAGGCACTAAGAAAGCTTTAGACTTAGCGGATCGTTGCACAATAAAGGAATTGCAAGTAGAGATTCAAGAGGTTGAAATACAAATTAAAAACATACAAGATGAAGATTAAAGACATATTAGCATTAGTGCAAAAGGAAACTGGATTAGACTTATCAATACCGAGAAGAAATAGAGAGCGCGTTTATGCGCGCGCTCTTTTTTTTAAGCTAGCTAGAAGACACACTTATCACTCGCTTAGTCAAATAGGTGCTTTGATAGGTAAGGATCACGCGTCAGTGCTCCACGGTATTAGAATATTCGACAACGTAATTGTTGAGTACGAGAAAGATCTTTACGATACCTACAAGAAGATGGAGGTAATCTGTAGCAAGAAAAGGGCGCTCAAAGGAAAAGATCTTAACCCTGAATTGTACTATAGAACTAAGTATGCTGAAATACTTGTTGCTCACAGGGCTTTGCTGAATCAACATAGAGAACTAAAAAACAAAGTATTCTAAACGTTTTGGCAAAAAAAGAACAGATTAACTATGAGGTAGTCAACCAAAAGGCTGCCTCTTGGTGTATAGACTATGGGTATAGGGTTTACCTTGAGGGGTTCGACAAAAAATCCTACAACAAAAGAAACAATATATTCACTACTTTTAAAGTGGTGGTCCAGGTGGGAAGCAGAGCAAAGGTTTCTGAGGAATCTTACAGCAAGATAGGAGCATCAAATCGAGTATGGGAAATATATCAATTGCTATATGATAAACACGCTGATAAGTAATCGGTTATAATAATATGGGCAGAAAACCTAAAGAGTTTAAATACATAAAGAAGAATGACGGCCGTAGGAATAATGGCAGGAAAAAAGGTGATAAGAATTTAGTAAAAGCAAATGCTACTCCTGCGCGTATAAACGAAGCCAAGAAGGATAGGATAGGTATCTACGCCCTTAATGCAATGAAGGAGGTCTTTGGCTCTGAAGAAGAGGCTTGGGCCGAGTTGGCTAAGCAAGCTAAAAATTCTTTTGCCCATATGAAATTACTGTTTGAATATAAGTATGGTAAGCCTACAGAGAGCGTAGACTATACTAGCGGAGGTCAAAAGCTAGACATACCCATAACAAACATATTTGCTGGAACTCAGCAGGCCCCTGAGATAGATAATACAATAGATATAACACCAGAACAAGATGAACAAGAAGAGGCAGATCAATGATCCAAAGGACTTTCCAAAGGACTTTTGGAATTACCTTGTGAATCCAATACTAGGCTATTATGTAAAGCCAGCTAAATTATCCCCAAGAGGGGTTCTTAATCCAAGAGAATCTAGAGAGTAATATGAAGAAGATAAATCTACTTGACTTATTTAGTGGGATAGGTGGTTTTCATTTAGGGTTAGAAAGAGCTGGATTCAAAGTAAGCTCTTTTAATTCAGAGATTGATAAGTACGCAATAGAAGTATATAAACATAATTTTAAACAGAGTAAATATGTCGGATCAGTTACAGATGTTCGAGGATCAGAATTACCAAGAATCGATGCCATCACCTTCGGAAGCCCTTGCCAAGATTTCTCACTTGCTGGAAACCGTAAAGGGATGGCAGGAGAACGAAGCAGCCTTATCCTTGAAGCGATTAGGCTTATACAAGAATGCAGACCTCGTTTTTTTGTCTGGGAAAATGTTAAAGGAACATTCAGCTCAAACAATCGCGAAGACTTTGCGGCAATCCTGCAAGCGTTTGCCAACATTGGGGGCTATCGACTTGAATGGCAATTGCTTAATACAAAGTGGTTTCTACCCCAAAGTAGAGAGAGAGTCTACCTTGTCGGATATACTCCAAAAGGAAGTAGAGGACAAATATTTCCTATCACAGAAAGCGCTTTCGACACTCAACGATTGGCAGGAGAAAGGGAAGAAAGTGCCTGTATCACGACAAGCTACCACAAAGGAATGAATTATGACAATCAACTAATTGCAGCTTCAAGAGGAAGGAATCCTAATGACTTAAACGATAGACAAGCAGGTTCTCCAATGCAGCAGAGATTGGAAATAAATAAAGAAGGAATTAGTAACACCTTAACCAGCGTGCATAAAGATAATTATGTTGTCGGAAACCAACAAACAATAAGAAGATTAACTCCAATTGAATGTGAGAGGCTACAAGGCTTCCCCGACAATTGGACACTAGCAAACGGAATCTCTGACACACAAAGATATAAGATGTGTGGAAACGCAGTCACTGTAGACGTAGTAGAAGCTGTAGGAAAAGGAATATTAGAAACTGTTTATGGCAGCACCTCAACTTCACGATAAATATCAGGCTTTAGGAAATGACACCCGTTACTTTGTGGTGACGGGTGGTAGGGGATCCGGTAAGTCCTTTGCGGTAAATACATTCCTGGCTTTCCTTACAATGGAGAAAGGCCATAAGATACTGTTCACCAGATATACTATGGTCTCTGCTGCTACTTCAATTATTCCGGAGTTCTTAGAGAAGATAGAATTGTTTGGTATTGCAAAACATTTTAGGATTACCAAAGATGAGATCATAAACACAGCAACTGGTAGTTCTATTATATTTAAGGGGATTAAAACCAGCAGCGGTAACCAAACCGCTGCGCTGAAGTCACTCCAGGGTATTACTACTTTTGTATTGGATGAGGCTGAAGAGCTGGTAGATGAAGACAGCTTCGATAAGATAGACCAGTCAGTCAGAGAGAAGGGTAAACAGAATAGGTGTATATTGATACTAAACCCCACTACAAAGGAGCATTGGATATATCAACGCTTCTTCGCTGCAAAGCGAGTAGAAGCTGCCTCAAACACTTGGAAAGACAATGTGACCTATATTCACACAACTTACCTAGACAATAAGGAAAACCTCTCTAAATCGTTTGTAGAGCAGGTAGAGACAATGAAAAGAAAGAACCCTAGAAAGTATCTGCATCAGATAATGGGAGGGTGGCTAGACAAAGCTGAAGGTGTAGTGATCACCGATTGGAAGACCGGTCAGTTCAAAGGTTATCATCAAATTGTGTACGGACAAGATTATGGTTTCTCTACAGACCCTACAACGCTAATTAGATGCTCTGTAGACACTGAACATAGGATTATGTGGGTCCAGGAGTGTTTCGTCACTCCTGGCCTTTCTACTAAAGAAATAGCCGAAAGAAACATTAGACACGCTGGTGAGGATATTATCATATCTGATAATAGCGAACCTAGGATGATTCAGGAAATGAGGGAAGTCTACGGCTGTAATGTAAAAGGAACTAAAAAAGGTAAAGGCTCAATACTTACTGGTATTGCATTAATGCAGGACTACCATATTGTGGTGGATGCTAGAAGTGAGAATATAATTAAGGAGCTGAATAATTATGTATGGCACGCTCGCAATGAGCGGCCAATAGACAAATGGAATCACTGTATCGATGCAATGAGATACGCACTTCAATTTGCTGAGATAAATTCGAAGCGAGGAACTTATGTGATCCGGTAAATTCTTAAACGCAGTAGGGGTAGATTCTTAAACGCAGTACCCCCAGCGGATCCCAGGTTCTTAAACGCAGTACCCCCCTTCTTAAACGCAGTACCCCCCGAGATCGGGCATTATTTAGACTCGCTATAAATTGGGGTGCGGGCTTGCTTATGTCAATATATTTTTGTAGATCGCGCGCGCCCGTTCCTTTATTATATTGTTTTATTTTTTCGTTTGCTTTCACCTTGCAAAGGTTCAAAGGATAAATAATTTTTTTTTTGCTTATCGTCTTTATTTTTTTCTTTTTTTGTTGTATGTAAACTTTTTTGTTTATATTTGTACAGTTATAAACAATTAATACTAATTAAATGAAACTATTAATCAACCTTTATTTATTTGCTTTTGGCGTTTATATCGTCGGGCATTTTATCAATTATTTTATTAACCTTTAAATTTTAATCAAATGGAAACTTTAAACTATTTCGAATTACTAGAAAAGACAAAAGACGGGAAA